GTACGAAAGGTTAACAGTGTTAACTTGTGGATGCAAGGCGGTTTTGTTTTTGGGGGGGGAGTGCTGGTTTAATTCGTTTTTTTTGCAAACTTTTGAAACGTATATTCTCCCTGATCTCCTTGTTTTACCAAATCGTCCATCAGTTGGGAGATTTCAGCAGCTGCAAACCCTTTTTTTTGAAATTCAGAGAATACATCCCCCATTTCTTCACCGGCTGCACCGGATGCCTGTAATGCAACTGCGATATTTTTAATATTCGCTTCGACGTATTCTAAGCTGCCCGTTTTTGTCATAACGACATCGAGGGCATCGACAATTTTTGACGGGTCTATTTTGATATTCGGGTCTTGCGCTGCTTCAAAGATTTTCTGCTTTAACCTATTGACTTGTTCTGCAGAAGCATCGGCAGTCATACCCATACGGGTAAGGCGGGCATCAAGGTCAATAATTTGGTTTGAAGCAGCTCCAAGAGAAAGAGAGACGCCGATGGCTCCGAGCTTTGTTTTCATTCCGGAAAACACGCCATCGATTTTATTGACTGCGGCAAGTGTATCGGAAGAAAACTTTTTTGTTGCCGTTCCCATTTTACCGAGTTCTTTTGAGTATAAGTCTTTTAATGTCAGTAAAACGCTGGCTTTAACGTCCGCCATTTAGGTAATCCCCCGTAATAGTTTCGTATTTCGCACCGCTGCCGTATGCCATCTTTTTAATTGAAGCCATGAAAAATCAAGGATAATTTCATACGGCAGCGACGGCATCATGCACATCAATTCCGTTACAATTTCAAAAATGAATTGCTGAACTTCCGCAGCGGTTAATCCGCTGCCTTGGTAGGGTTTTGTTCATCTGCGTTGTTTTCCATTTCGGCTTTCACTCCGAAAAAGACTGCATATATTTTTTGCAGTTCAACACGGATAAGCGCCCAATCTTCAATGTGCAGATTTGCCAATAGCGCTTCCGATTCCCCAGAAAGCGCAGAACAAAGGGCGACATCTGCTGCAATGGTATTAACTCCGTAGGCATCGGTGCGCATAAGATGACGAACATGGGGGTCTTGTAAGGTTAATTCTGTAATGGTTCTTTCACCGAGTGAAACCGGATGCTTTAAATAAAAGGTCTTCATCGCTCTCTCCCCTCCTTATGTCAACTTCTGGCTTTTTGCCGAGTTGTATACAACTTTGAGTTCTCCCTTAGAAAGCTCAACCGCTTCCGTTACCCACGCGGCCGGCATATAGTGCTGACTGCCGCCTGATAATATGATGGTAAGTGTATCGTTGGAGACATTTGCAAATGCTTGCGGATCAATGGCGGCGTTCAGTGTCAATGACAGTTCCGCCGCGGTCGGGGTTTCCACGTAGCCGGTGTTTTCGTGCACTTCGCCGACTTGCGTTTCCCGCTTAAAGCTTGAAGGCTTAAAAGTCGCCCCTCCTTCTTTGAGTGGCAATTCTCCTAAGCTCGTTGATATGACTCGTGATACTTTTAATAGCTGCATACGTTTTTCCTCCCCTTTCCTATTTGAATTGATTTAAACCGGCGCCGATTAAGAACTGCCCGATCAATACCGGCTGATGGATATACTCAAGCCGTGTTTTACTGCCCTTCTTTACTTCAACATGAAGGGATGCCTTATAGCTTTCAAAGTCTTGGCACCAATTCTTCTGCCCGATAAAAACGGTTTGATACAAATCCGCAAGGAAGCTCCGCCAAATCCCCGGAGTCATTACCTTGGCTCCAGCTCCGAAGTTTTCCTCCGTGCTTGCCAGCTTCCAACTCTTAAACCGTTTTTTTGCTTCCGCATTGATGTAGGTTCTAACTGCATCAACGGTTTCAACCACTTGGATATCCAAATAGCTCGTGTCCCTTCCGCCGTCTGAGTTTTCCGTGTAGCTGGTTACCAGCCGCTCAATTAAGACAGTTCCCATCGGATCAAGCCGCCATGTGGCAACGCCTGTTTCAAGGAGTTTTTGCCGCTCATTAAAAGAGAACTCCCCATCGGCTGCTAAGCCTTTGACTTTGGTGTCATAGGTGTTCGCACTCGGATCATCCGCTAAAATGTGGCAAGCAGCAGCGGTAAAGCGGCTAGCCCAGATACACGGAAGCGTCGCATCATCTTTCTTGCGCGGGATAAGGCAGATATGCGGAGAGTTGACCTTTGCCGCTTGTGCGAGGATAGAACCTGCTTCCGTTGCGCTTCCTAATGCACCGGAAAGCGTAATAAAGGCGCGCCCGCCGATTTGCCGCGTTGCTGAGTACCGGCTTTCAAGTTCTTCCGCTAACAGCTTGATGCTTGCCTCATCGTCAAAATCAAAGACGATATAGTTCCACCGTTTAGCGCCGAGCCATTCAGGCAGCTGTGAAAGGTCTGCAACCCCGGTACCCTCTGTTACCGTGCCTTCCGTTACGCTTACCCCTGCTGCATGACTTTGTACCGTTACCGTGTTGACATTTCCGCACGCGCCTTTATAAAGGGAAGAAAAAATAATCTTGGTGTTATCTCCGCTGTCGATTGCCGCTTCAACGGAATTATTTTCAAGCCCGTTACAGGCGGCGACAATAGCCGCGGCAATTTTATCGGCGCTCTGTCCTTCACTCACTGCCGCCCACACACCGCGTCCGTTTATCAGGAGGCGGACACTTCCGGCTCCGGCGCTGACTGCTTGTACGGTGCACTCTTTTTTCTACACCGTTCCGGCTGTAGGTTCTGCAACCGGCAACAGGTACAGCTTTTCTATTTTGTTGACCGATAAAAACGCTTCTGCCATAAGGGCAGCCGGGCTTCCGTATCCGCACGCATCCGCTGCAGCAGAAGCAGTCAAGACATTCACCGGAACCCCTTCCGCCGCTTTGCCGGTTTTGGTTTTGAGCGCGACAATGAGCGCGGTTTTAATATCGCCGGTTTCCCCGGCAAGGCTGTTATCAATTTCCTGATACTGTCCCGGCACTAACAGATTTGCCGGAATTTGTGTAAAGGCGATTGCCATATTCTCCTCCTTCATTCCAGATTGACGGCATCATCAGCCATCTGTTTTCCGACGGTAAGATGAGCGTCATATCCTTTGAACCAATCCAAATCATCAGGCAGTACAATAACGCCACCATCGTTGACTGCCCTTGCATGAAGCTTCCAGCGCACCGCCCAAAGCGTTGCATTGATTTTATCGAGCGAGCCTGAGTACAGGCATTCGGCGTTGATGCTCCGCCCGCCGCCGAAAGAAGCGGGAAGAAGCACGCGTTTGATAGCGCCGACTACCGCAGAAACGAGCGACAAAGCGCCGTTGTACAAGCGGTCTTGATTATCCGCGCGGTATAACACCCAACTGACAAACTCGATAAAGCAGTCATCTTCAACATCTTCATCGCGGATATGTGCAAGAGAGGTGATTACCGCCGGAGTCTTTTGCATAAGGCGGCGGATTTCCGCTTCATCAAAATTGCCCGGATGGGAGCTTATGGTTATCCGCTTATCGTGTGCGAATGCTGCTTGCAGCTGCTTAACTACTGCATCGCGTATATCCAAATACGTTACCGTCATCCGATTTTTCCTTTAAGAAACAGTACCGCAAGTTCAGTTAAATCGGCAATATCGTCAGTGCTTAATCCGAGGTATGGACGAGCAGGGATATTCCGCGGTTTATAGCCCCATTGATGGACGGCGGCATATTCCATAACAGAGCCGACCAGTACATCCCAGCTGCTTTTGCGCTGCACTTTAATCGAGGATTGCAGCATCCCCGAACGGTGTAAAAGAGAAACGACCGATTCAAGACCTTTCGCTTTTAGTCCGCGCAGCGTAGACGCGGCATAATCCTGCCATTGGTTACCTTCAGGATCGCGTTGCGTTTCAAGGATTCTTGAACGCGATTGCTCGACAATTTCCTCCCCGAGCCCTTTCATCAGCGCTTGCCGGTCAGAGGCTGAAAGCGCAGAATGATTGAGAACCTCTGCCAGTTTTTGCATTTCGCCGAGATCGACGGTAACCATCGCGCCGCTCAAATTATCGTTCCTTTTTTCCAGTAGCGCGGATCGGCGGCATCTTCGGCTCCTCCCCCGATAACAAGGGATGCTTCCTGTAAGTCAGGCCCGGATAGTCCGCCTTTAAATTCGCGGTCTATTTTTTCTAAGAGCTTTATGCTGTCTTTATACCAGTCCCGCGTATCTTCGCTTGACGTTACCGTATCGGTTAAACGGTGTACGGCAATGTCAGCGCACATCCCCTTTAAGGCAGCATCAAACTGCGCAGGGATGGGATTGATAAGTTCGGCATCTTTTAAAAGCCACGGAAGCTGCGCAACGATTATTCCCGTTGCGTCAGTCAGCGCAAGATCGATACGCGCCGTATCGAGTTCGCCGTTTTCATTCAGCGGCAGACTATTACGCGGGGTGCGCTGTTCCAGTTCCGCGGCGGTTAAAAAAGACTTCATCCGATCGTCTTTCCGTCAAGCCACGGATCGTTTTGTAAGATTTCTGCAACCTCTTCCGTAACTTCGTATTCAGCATCAACCGGTGTAAAACGTAAGCCCGCACGAAAGTATGAAGGCTTGCCGGTTTTACTCCGGCATCGAATGCGGATTTTTTTCGTGCCGGAATCGCCGCTATTGCTGCCGGAATTTTCAGTTCCTGCGTTGTTATCAGGATTGCTGTCGCCTTGATTTTTCGGCGTTTTTTCTCCTGAAGGTTCAGCGGGAGTATCTCCGCCAGTGTTTTTTTCTTGCGCAGTCTTTTTCGCATCTTCTACAGCTTTCGCCGTTGCAAAAAGTTTATCCTGTGCTGTCTGTACAGCTTTTTTTATTCCTTCGAGCTTTTTCTTGAGCTTTTCATCATCAGGCTTGCTTTCAAGTTCTTTTTCCGCGTCATTCCGTTTCTGAGCGAGAGCCTCTAAGTTTTCTGCGGCTTTCTTATATTCCGCTTCCAGCTGCTCAAGAGTCTTTTCAGTCTTTTCCATCCTTCACTCCTTACATCCAATGGCAGACAATGAGCTTCACGCGGTTATAGTTGATGTTCGATTCGCCGCCGGTTAAATTCTGTTTTAAAAGAATTGCTTCCGCTGCTGCACGGTTTGAGAAATCAACAACTAAATGCGTTGCCCGTAAGCCGAGCGGATCACCGCCATCTCTCTTAAAGGCTTCCATCATGCTATACGCCTTTTGGAAGTTATCCGCCGTCAATGCTTCTTTCGAAGCGACAGCCTGTTGCCATAATCCGTAGCCCCAGTTCCCGCGGTAACGGATACCGTACAGGTATTGGTCTTTCATAAAGACCGTTGCATTTTGCGTGTCTTTGATTTCATCAAAGTCAGGCGCAAACCGCTCCTGCATGATAAACGGCTTTAAGGGTCGGCTTAAATCAAGCAAGAACCACGGCGCTCCGCTGCCTGAACCGAGTATGTTTGAAGTAGGCGTATTGCTTCCTGTCCCATCCGTCTTTTCATAGACCGGATGATCGGTATCAAAGAAGTTCTGCCCGTCATAGCACAAAGCGGTAAAGCCGTTTGTCATAAGCGAGGCAATTTCTCGCCAGAAAAAGTCAAACACTTCCCGCCCTTGACTTTGCGCAAGTGCGCGGTATTGTCCGAGGCAGTCGTCTTCAATGTCGGTTCTCTTAATGCCGAGCGTTGCTTCATAGAGCTTATTCTCAATTTCATACGAGAACTCTTTCATATCATTGATGACACGATCGCCGATCCATTCTCTCATTTTGGGAAATGCACCGAGCCATGCATACGAGTTTGACCGCGTACTACTTGGAACGATGGTAACCAGCTCCTTATAATCTTCACGGTTGAGCGCCGCGTCAAAAGCTTGCCGGAACTCGGCACGCACCATTGTGCGTAAGCCTTGCAGCGTACTGTCTTTGATCATCATAAATTATTTCCCCTCCTTAATTTTGAGCCATTCCTCTTTCGTATAGCCCATCGCTTTACACATATCCAGCTCCTCCGCATTCAGTTCCGTGTGTGTTTCGCTTGCAGGCGGCGTACCTGCTGCAGCTGAAACACCGGCCGGTATAATTGCAGGGGTGCTTTCCATAATCTTTGCAAAGTTTGCAAGTCCTTCTTCCGATGCACACATGGCAAGATAGGCATCCTTACTTGCAGGCGCGATCTTGCGCTCGCTCACCGCTTTTTCAACAGCGATGACGGCTTTCTCTTTCAGCTGTGCAGCGTTGAGTTCTGCAAGCTGTGTCTCCGCGTTCACCGCCCGCTCTTCCATTTGCACCAAGTCCGCACGCGGAGCATACGCGGTAAGGTCAACCGGCTTTGCGCTATTGAGCTGTGTTTTTAACGCAGTGATTGCCGTAAGCACGTCGTTTTCCGTTGCGTCTTCACGAAGTCCCAACGCCGCGCAGATTTCTTTATTCATTCCTTTCTCCTTTGCCGGATTATCCGCCGGCGCGGTCTGTGTACTGTTTAATATGGGAAGATTAATATTCGGTGTATTGGTAAGACCCGCTCGTAAGATGCACTCTATTACGCCATTGGCGCTTACTGTAAAG